ATACACCCCCATATCACACACAGAAAAATCACAACACGTTTAATTGCGCTTAATATCCTTCATAACACCTACTTGCCGTAATTTATCCCTAACTGCATCTCCAACAAATTCACTAACAGACATTTCCCTAGAACGGACATACTCATTCATTTTCTCCTTTACATATGGAGGAATGTATGCTGTAGTCCGTTGCTCTTTTCTTTGTTTGTCATTCATTTATTAATGTTTTTTTGTTTAGTATAGTTTAGCTGTTTAAGTATGTTATGCCATCTAAAGATATGATTTCACCTACTGTTAAAAGATTGGATAAAATATTTCCTGCTGATATTACTACAACATTCACAGTTAGTGTTCCTGATACATTGGTGTAACAAGGTAGGTACATCTGCTGCGTTGGTCGTGCTATAGTCGGTAATGTGGTTGTTATTGCCCCAGACCCTGAAGAAATTGTGGCTTGTCCTCTTAGATATACCCGCCCCATACCATCTGTTCTGTATTGCGGTGGGTTTCCGCCTGCAGTCCAACCTGCGGACATAGTTATGTTTGTCCACGCCCCGAAAGTATTTTGCGCTTGCAAAGCAGCAGTTGTGTACAATAATCCATCTACATATGCTTGCAATGTGTCCACATCCGATTGCAATGTAGTAATATCCCCCCTTAACGTAGCATAAGAATCAAGGCGTATCAATGCTGAAAAATCGCAAATACCGCCCGTTCCACTTGTACCCGAAGATAAAGAAATGGAAAATATATTATGTACATTGTAAGTATTGCTGTCTGTAAATAATACAGGGTCTGCATTTGTAGTATATTGGCTCTGACTAATATTTACCAAAGTTACATTTGGGAATAAATTGGCAGGTACTAAACCACCTGAATAAAGATATATTTTGCCATTATAAAATATTGCACCAGCAGTAAGTGAAGAAAGACCGGTTGGTACAATTCCCCATAATATATATCCCGCGCTAGTGCTATAACCCGACCCTATCAAATTCCTTATAATTGATTCTACACATTCCTGATAAGCCAATTGTAGAAAATTCCACGTACCACTTTTAGGCGGGAAACCAACTGCTGCTGTAATCGGACTTGTATCTAAAATTTTCATTGTTTATTTTTAATAAGTTACTATAATGTATTTAACGCCTCCTATTGTGTATTTATCTGCGAAGCTCCTTACAATAGCCTCTCTTACACTAGCCGAACCTAATGCAGTATAAACAGCAACAGGTATATGTATTTCATATTGATAAGTAGTAGTTGATGCAAATACAGATGTGGAATAAACAGCAGAACCACCTGCCCCCACAGTAAACACATCGCTAGTGCCATCCTCAGTAGTAAAAGAAACAAATGAAGTATATGATGGAGCAGTAGTCAATATATAAATATCACTAGTCCCTGTTCCTGGCTGCCTAAAGGTAGTACCAAAATAATGATTTAATGCCCATTCAAAAACTAATTTCTGTGGGTTATAAGCCATTCGTTCATATGCGCCAATAAAATTATCAACCACTAATAGCCACTTATCAGGGTTGGCATCAGGATAATTACCTGAATTACCGTTAACCAAACTTTGGTAGACCTGAAATTTATAAATAACATTTGTACCTATGTTGTAGGTAGTTGAGAAATTATAATTCCCTGCACTTGTGCCATTAAGAAAGTCAGTAAAATTATTGTAATTCCATACAAGTGGATATGCCAATGATTGAAGAAATATGATAAAGTTTTGCAACCTGCGATGAGGCGGCAATAACTGTATCATTTCATTATTTATATCTACTGTTGTTATCATGTTATTGTGCTACAAAAGTTAATGTATCAGTAAGTGTATGACCTGTTGTAGTTTCAGAAACAATATATCCTGCAAATGTAGAATAATTTCTTTGCAACTCTGTACTACCTGCTACCATAACAGTTCCACCACCATAAGATGTAGCATCCATCCTTGCTATAACGTCATTAAAAACCATGTCATTCACCCCAGCCACAGATTGAACTGCATCAAACATTCTTGATAAAGTAACTACTCCATCAAAAGGGATACTTGCTAAATAACCATTAATCGCGGCTTTGACATTATCTCTTATTATAGCATCATATTGCCCTTGATAATAAATAGTTGCCCCAACCATTATTTTATCCGAAGCATCGCTTCTTATAACATAAGAAATTCCTGGTGCTGCTAATTGTTGTATATAGGATAATGCGGCTGATTTTTTGGATGAATTTAATGGTGCAGGGCTTCCACTTGCATCTTCGGCACATTTAATCAACAAAGAACCTGTAGCACCTGCAACCACGCTGCAATATTTTATTATTTGGTATGCTAGATTTACATTTGGATAAAATGGGGCAAATGTGGTTGTATCAAATTGTATTACCTGTGGGTCGCTAGAACTATATTGGAATTTAAACATTTGCGCCTGAAACCAAGCAGGTGTTTGTGGCGCACCTGTTGCTATTATGGCTTCTGATTCGGCAATAAAGGCATCAAAAAGCTGTTCTAGTGTAGCATCCCCAACAGATACGCAATAGGTCAGTAATTGTTTATAATCATAAGCACTCCATTGTGCAGGGTCAATAGTTATACCTACTGCCGCTGCGCTTGCTATAAGTTGATTTATAATCTGTTGCTGTATTTGTGCTACTGTCCTCGCCATTATGAATCTAAGTTACTTGTTATGATAATTTTTTCAATTAAATCTATTTGCGGTGTCCCTTGATATGTTGTATAAAAAGGACTATTAGGGTCATAAGGGCTGCCGCTAACATCTATAAATGTATTTTTAAAATCCAAAATATAAACATAAACACCTGTATGGCTTCTATCCTGCTGCTCTCCCGAATCTATAAATGCACCACAGTTTGTTGGAGTAAAAGATTTTAGCCAAGTCTTTACCAATGCCCTGTATTCAAATATACTCAAATTTTGGTCAAGTGTACCATCAGTAGCATCAAATTCCTGCGCTACTATGTGAACCCTCCAAGTCTGTTCAGTTTCACTTACGCCACTCATCAATGGTCTAGGCTCACTATTAAGCACCTCTAAGAAAAAAGCAGGCTTCTGAAACAAATAACCGCTACCATCTTTCTCCCTTTTTATCTGCTCATTAAATACAGCTACTTGTTGAAATAAGTAATTCTGACGAGGCATCTTTACAGCACCCCAATTATAAGGTATTGCACTTGCTCTGTCAAGTATGGATTGTACAGCTTGCCTTAATCTATCCATTATCCTATTTTAAATATCCTTCCTGTTACTTGTGCCAATGTCAATAACTGCGCTCTTGTTAACTCTGGTGTCTGCTTAATAAAAGGTCGTGCAGGAACATTTGAACCGTTACCACTATTCATAGTGTCTGCATATGACATATCGTTGTATAATACGCCCTTATCGGGAGTAACTGATACAATCCTATTGTTTTTCTTTAGCCTGCCTGTAACCCCTGTTAAAATGGGTGAAACACGCATTGCACTACTCGCCTTTCCGTACGCTTGTGTCCCTTGTATTCTCCTATCAACTTCTTTCCACTTTTTACCACCAATACCTTCATTATCAAAACTTTCATCAAAAGTCTTTTTGGCTTCTTGCATCATTATCTGTACCGCCTGCTGTCTTATCTCAGGGAGTATAGAAATAATCTTATCAAAACCAAATTTACTCATTAAAACACCTCTTTTTCAAACATGAATACCTGAAACTTATCATCCTCAACTATCAATGCCAATTTATCAACCAATGTCCGATATTCAGCAACACTTTTGTACTGTATATTTACCATCTTCATCAATTGCTTATAGGTTGATGAATCAATACCCATAACCTCTTTAGCATTACTATCATAATTTTCATACAATGCCACTTCAATGCCGTATGATTTATAAATAGTATCAGGCAACCCATTGAATTTAGGAGTAACACTAACTGATGGTATAGTATAAGCTACACCCCAATCATTAAGAAATACCTGCAACATATTTGCATGTTCAAGTTCATCCTGCGCTTCCTTTTCATAAAACTTAGCAGCTTTCGTATATCCTATATTCTCACACCAATTAGAAGCATTGCGATAAAAAAAATGCGCCTCATATTCATTAGCTAAACGCTCAAGGATTATCCCCTTTATTTTTTCTGAAATTGGACTATATAGTTCCATCTAATATGTTTTTTGCTGTTTTATTTGTATGTTTAGGCTTATCCGTTCTTTTCATGCTTTCTTCCTTCAATGGCGGCTTGCCTTTTGCCAATTCTTTCTTATCCTTTATCACATTATTATCAGGCTCTATCGGCGCATCAATACACGGCACACCTGTTATCTTAGTAAAGTAATCAGCATCCATCTTTAAACCTCCCTGCGCCATAGTCAATGCCAATGTTGCCACTATCTGATTCTTAGAGGCTTCCATTGCCGTAACTTCCCTTTCCTCACTATCATTAAGGAATTTGAATTTAAACCCATAAGGAATAGGAATACCCAAATTTCTCAATGCAGGAATAAGCTTGTCATTAACCACAGGCTCAATAAAAGCTGCATCCTGACTTTGACAATCCCTCAATGCCCTTGCCACAGGTGAAGCGGCACTATAATCATCTGTACGGCTACCAACAGCCTGCAACTGCTGCGCACCCAACCGACCAGGCACACTATCTATGCCATCACTATGCCCAAGCAGTACTTTACTTATCTTCTTTTCATTTCTAGATTCAAAGTCATTATACGATTTGTACCCATTACCCCTAGCCCCATCAGACAAAAACTCAAGTTCATCCATCATATCTGTTATGATGTAACCTGCGCTGCCCATCTTCTGCATCGCTTCTTCTTTCAATCTTCGTTCTTCGCTATCTGTGGCACTAGCTGTTTTCAGCCACCGATAAGGTTGCGCAAACATTTCTATAAAATCTGCGTTCCAAGCAAGGTTATTTCTAAGTAGTATTTCAGTTTTGGCAATGTTGTATAACAAGCCGTATCCGCAAGTGCTGATGCCGTTAGTAGGTAATGTCGGAACCCATATATGCCAGTCCTTATAAGGTCGTTCTTCAAAATCGTATCCTAGTGGGTTATTTAAAAATGGGGCTACACTTGTTCTTTCAGGGCTTATATGCGTTCTCCTGATAATAGACGGGAATTTAGGTACACCATCCTCAATATCACCAATTGAAATAAGGTTATACCCATAAAATTGAGCATCAAGAATATAGTTAATCATATTCTGTGCAAACCACGTTTTTTCAAAATATGATGTCCACTTTTTATTTTCTACATCATTAGCATCAACAATGCTGTACTTCCTAAGCATTGTAAGTGTTCTTCTCCTATTTAAACAAGCTGATACCTGCTCACTTAGCACCGTATCTTCATAGATAGTCTGCATCTTGCTTCTATACGGCCACCAAGACTGCTCTGCTTCTTTTATCGCTTCTCGCCAATCACTTAAATCTCTTGCAAGACGTTCAAGCTGATTAGGGAATATTTCATTGTTAAGATTTTTTCTAAGGCTTTCAGACCCTCCAGCAGTACGGACTGCCGAGGCGCTTGACATTTTACTTTTTTTGGGAGCAATTTCCCAACCCATGAAGTTACTTATTTTATCTAATGCTCCCATCTAGTAATGATTTTGATTTTTGACATTGCCGCCATATGATGTCATTTTACCCTGATATGGGTTCAATAACTGCATATCAGCAGTTATAATACCCCTACCCATTTGTTCTATAATAGTACATGCCATTTTGTAATTGTCATTCCATATGTCAGGTATATTATTAGGGGCAAGCAATGGGGCAAGAAGATAAATAACAACATACTTCATACACAGCATTATCTGAGGGTCTCTGTTATCTCCCTTTACCCAACGATTTAAATTGGTAGGTAATGTACCAGCAGTAACAACATACACAGTAGGTGATGCCCAATATTTGCGCGTAGCATTATCTGCGCTATCGGGAAACACATTGCTATAAGGTATGTTTTCATATTTATAATAAGTGATAAGGTCAACAGGGGATATATCTTCACTTGATTTAGCGCATATGTAAGTATTGTTTTTCCAAAAAATTACATCCCCCACTTTATAATTCCCATAAAGACTAAATATGGGTTTTAATGGCTCTGCTAATGTAGCAGGATATGTACAGTTACTAGGGAAAGCGGCATAAAACATATCATATTGATTTCCCAATACATCCCATTTGGAATAATCAAAAATAGCACCTGAATTAGTAATCCTACAAATATAACAAACACCTTGATAGGTCACTAGTGAATTTGGTTGATATGCTGTATTTGCTACCCATAATGGATAGTCAAGATAAACCCTATCCCTTGCAGCATATGTTTTTGTATAATCCCAAACAGATGTATTGGTAAATTCAGATGAAACATCGTATTTCTGCTGCAATTTACCCTTAATTAATGCCAATGCTTCCATTTCGCACGTCAAACGCTTGCTATCATCAGTCTGTGTCAACTGATTTAAATAAACAGGCTGAATATACGATTTGTAGTCGTTAAGGATTAAGTACATAATATATTTTTACAATCTACCCAACAAAATTAAATTAAATTTGGCAAATCAAGAAATATTTTTTATGCAACAAATTTATTTATACATATTTTTTACTACTCTTGCTCCAATAGTGGGTGCTGATGATCTGCCGCCATTCATAAAAAGATTAAATTTATCAGGAAATGCACCTGTGATAAAATAATCGCAGCAATCGCTCATATGCCCGTATTTTTCACTTGTTATGCCTGTAATTGGGTCGATTGCCTTAGTTTTTTGCTTAGTTCCATCACTTTCCTCTTTAATATACAGAAAGTCATTAATGGTATTAGTGCATTTTTTATCTATGCTTATCTCCAACCCATCTATGATATTGGCAAACAATGCGTTCATAAAGTCAATTCTTTTTGCTACACTTGGGGCTTTGGTATAAATCCTTAGTGATGGCTTAAAGTTGCCGAGTTCCTCCCTGATAATCACATAATCATTAAACCCTCTTTCACTTCTTGTATCTTCTTTCATACCATTTGGGTCGCCATAGACATAACAAGTCGACTGATGGTTATGATATTTTGTTCTTATCTGCCTGCAAACTCCCTTTGTGCTGTTATTGGGGCTTCGCATACAAATCTCATCTATCTGATAAGCCTTAAAATATTTCTTTTCCCCTATTGTTTCGCTATATATCTGATAAACAACACAAGACATATAGGGGTTTACGTTAAAGTCAAAAGAAAAATGCAGCGGTACATCAGGGTTATATTCATGCTGCCCCACATTACCTGTTGGGTCAAACATTTTATAACACTCACCTCCTGCCTGCACAGGTTGTGGGTTTTGCTGATAAAGGCTTTGGAATGTTCTTAGTGAGGTACTTTTAATTTCAAGCAATCGTTTAAGGCTATGTTTAGCACCCCATAATGGTTCGCCTATCTTTCTTGGGTCATAGGCATTATCATTATTTTCCTTAATAGCAGGGAGGCATATTACAGTCCAATACTCCACATTTTCATCACCCCTTGCAATAGCTTCGTGCATTTGCTTCAATAGCCTGCCTGCCAAGTCCATATCATCCCACCTTGTCTGTATAAGCAATACCCCGCTATCATTATGCAAACGGGTCTTTAGTACGTCTGTGTACCAATCCCAAACCTTCTGACTAATCAATGCACTCTTAGCTTCCTCCCTATCTTTATGCGGGTCATCAATAATGGCTATATCGGCAGGCGTACCTGTAAGCGAACCACCCACACCCACAGTTTTTAAATATCCCTTATGGTCTATTATATCAAACCTTTCAGCATTTCGGATATACTTGCCATTAGCCCCCGCATTTTGCAGCTTAGTATCAGGAAACAACTCTGCATATTGCTCATCATCTATATATTTCTGTACATCTCTGTTCATGCTCTCTGCCAATGAAGCAGAATAAGATGCCAATACAATCTTTTTATCAGGGTCTCTTCCAAATGCCCATGCAGGAAATAACCTGGATGTAAACTCAGATTTACCGTGCTGGGGAGGCATAAATACCATCACCCGTTTCAACTCCCCTTTTGCAAACTTATCCAAAGTATCTGCCAACACCTTATGATGCCAATTCCATTTATACATAGGCTGCATCACAGAAGCAAACTTCAACAACTCCCTTCGAGCCATTTCATCCCTGGCAGCCTTCAATACCGCTAAATCTATTTCTTGAGCCATTCAGATACCTTTTTATAATCCCGCTCCGTTAACCGAACACAGAAATAACGCCTCACCCCAACACCCACATTCACATCCTCAACCCACACCCTCTTAGGCTTCACCTTAGCCTCAGATAACAAATCCTTAATAGCAGCAATCTCTCCATCACTACTCTCCAAATTAACCTCAATAGGTAATATCATTCCCAATCCAATTTTTCACCAGTTATAGGATGCCTGTCCCGACCATCAATCAACCCATCCACATACTCATACAACAAAATAGACCTGTCCATAAAAAATGACATCCAAGCACTAAGCATCCCTTCCATTATCCCCAAATTTAAACCAACCCAACCAATGAATAAATATATGCACCCAATACACAGTAAATATACTGCCACATATACACAACAAAAATAATAACCAATCACAAAATAAAGTAGCCATGAAGCAAATATAAGCATATTATACCATGACTATGTATAATTTATATTGTAATACATTTCTAAATCCTCATAGGGTTTTCGGAGAGGTGATTAAGGGCGGTGCGTGTCGCTTAGTACGTGCATTGCCACCCCTTCATATAGGGTTATTTATATATGTGTTAAAAGGCTTCACTAATGTACATAATTAGGCGCGTCTAACTTTTATATTGTGGTGTTTCTTTGCTTAGATCAATTCCGTACCTAATGGCTGTTTATAGTCGTGTCTTGCCTATGTTCTTTGGCTTGCCTATGTGTGTGCCAGGCGTGTGTGCTAATGGGTGTCTAATGGTGTATATATGTGCGCTGCTTGTGCTGCTTGTGTGTCTCTTTCACTCCCTATATATATACATGCTGCAGCAAGGCAGGTATGCAGCCGCAAATAAAGCCCTATTAATATACCGCTATTTCGTGCCGTTTTTTCATTGTAAAACGGGAAAACAGACCCAAAAACTATTTTGCTCAAAAATTAATAATCAAGCTGGTAAAGGTTTTCAGCCTATTTCCAATAATAAGTTTGTTTGTTTAAAAAATAGTATTACCTTTACATCATCAAAGCAATAAAGCAGAGATAAAAACCAAACGATATGAAAATCACTGTAACAGTAGTAAAAGGTATTAACACTGGCAAAGTACGAATCTTTGATAATAGCGCAAAGGCTGCGAAATGGGCTGATAAAATGGATCTGCAATATGGTGCTATTTGCACACAAAAGAAGTACGATTTTAACGCTTAATCTCTTAATCTCTTAACCAAACAACTAAATAGCAATTTTATGAAAAACTTAATCCGTATTATTTGCATCATTCCACTACTAGCTGTACACGTAATTGTAATGCTGTTTCTCATTACATATGCTGACTACCTATTCACTACCAAACGCCTTAAATTTGCGGTTGCTTGTTTTAAGAGTAGTTTCAAAAATGGTTATTCGTTGCTCTATTGTATGCAGTCCACATCGCACTTTTTTCAGGCTTGCCGTAATTTTTAATTAATATCTATTCTCATTTTTTAACTCACAAACAAAAATCAATTTTATGAAAAACGCAAACACAATGACCGCAGTACCACAGACGATTGAACAGGCTAAAATGTTAGCTTTAATGGTTCACTTAGGCGAAGACACAAACGTGACCGAAATAGGCGATTATGACCGCTGCGATAGCGATTACCTTGTATTAACTGATGACGAAGCGAACGACGAATGGGAAGAGTCATTGAATAACTATTTGGAAGAATGTATATACCCAGAATTGCCCAATAACATTCGTTATTATTTTGACGATGAAAAGTGGAAGCGCGATGCTCGTTTTGACGGTCGCGGACATTCATTGTCAAGCTATGACGGTGCAGAGTATTACGAAACCGTATTTTTTGACGGTCAAAATATTGATTTCTATATATATCGTATAAATTAACAATATGCGTAACATTATCAAAATTATCATTATTCTAATCCTTGCCGCACTAATACAACATTTTTAACCTCAAAACAAAAAACGATTTTATGAAAGTTCAAATTTCCGCAACAGCTCCAACATCTTACCAAACTACTTCACTTCGTCACTTCGGTATGGGATGCAATGCTAACGGCAACGGCAGCTATTCCGCCTCTATGACCTTCGATACAATGAAGGAAGCGAAAGAGTATCTTACATCACGTGCGGAATACTATTTTGAAGAAGCAAAAGAGTTGAAGGAAGCAAAAAGGGAAATACGCCTGTATGGTGTGTTACGCCTTGATGCCGTTTCCGCTTCAATAGAAAAAATTAAACACTAGTACAACATTTTTAACCTTTAAAAAAACCAAAATGAAAAACCAAACATTAATTTTCGCATCTTTTGCGGTGGTAATAGCAGCAGCAATAGCGCAAACGATTGTATTAATAATTTTAGCGACTAATTAAAAGCACAAAAAAAATGAGAAACGGAACTTATTATTTAAATAATAGCGGATCTAGGTGGGTAAATTTAACCAACGGACAAAAGGACAAAATAACACTTAAAACAGTAAGCGGTAAAGATGTAACACGTACTGTTATATACTACGAAAGTTTTGGCAATTTTGGGTCGGCCTTAATATCATATCAAGGAAAAAAATTAAAAGTTTTAGCCGATAGTGTATTAGTTGATTAAACACACAAACCACAAAGTATAAAGCCCTATTAATTTAGGGCTTTTTTTATGCCCGTAAACGGGCAAAAATAGCTTTTCAAGGTAGTTATATTACCTAGCTATTTAAACGGCTAAAATAGTGCTTTAAATACGTTTAATTGATAGTTAAGCGGTTATGGTGGTGTGAGTTAACCATACTTTTATACCTTTTCTATTATCTATTTTTGCGCCTATCTTCTTTATTATTTTACCACTTAAGTTATACTTTATCTTTACTCTTCTATTATTTCAACATCTTGCGCTGATTCTTTGAGCTTGTCATACATAGTACTTAGCGAGTTTAGTTCATCTTCATTAAGTAAGTTAAGATTAACTTTTGGGCTTTCTATATTTTCGTTTACGTTTACCGAGGGTATCTTCCCGTGTATGCCATCCATGAGAGTATTGAAAGCGTTTACGTTTCCGTTACATGCTTCTTTATACATGGCTAGTATCATTTTATCCTGTAGGGTGATGTTTTCGAGGATATTACCGTCAAGTTCTCCCGATGTTTTCATTGACATCCATTCTTTGATTATTGTCTTGCGATTTTTGCTGCCAAGCGGCCGCCCATTTGGGTTTCTTATTTCGCCTTTTTTTGCAGGTATTGGTATTAGATTTTTTAATGAATTTTCGCTAACCATGTCTAAAATTTTTCTATAATAGAGTGTAAATATAGTAAATATTGTTTTAATCTTGGAATCATCCTATAAATTATATATGTGTTTATATGTAATTGTTTTATAAATAGAAGTTTGTATTATGATTTTTTTCTGCTTATAATTCTGCTTATAAATACATTCTGCTTATAATTATGACTTATGCTACTGCTTATAATTTTAATTCTGCTTATAATTCTGCTTATAAATACATTCTGCTTATAATTATGACTTATGCTACTGCTTATAATTTTAATTCTGCTTATGATTCTTGCTTATAATTAATTTTTCTGCTTATGATTATTAAAAAAGGGTAATTTATTTCCCGCTTATAAATCTGATGTATGCCTTGCCTGTATTGGCTTTGAGGCTGTTTTTCAGGTAAACATTAGCTATACATAGTGTTATATATATAGGCATGATAGTGTTGGCTTATAAATAGGGCTGTAACGCTTTACTGTATTGCGTTTGGCGGCTTTTTGTCTAGGGAAATTAATTACCTCTTTTTGCACTTATTGGGTATATTTGCTTATAATTATGACTTATAATGAGGAAACTTGTAGAGATAGATGAGGGTAAAATGAAACGCAATCCTTTTGCCGTATCTCTGAGGATTGATGCCACTAAAATGAGTGATGCAGGAAAATTTGTTCCTGATAAAGATGGGGTGATGCTGCCTGTGCAATATCTGTTTGAAAAAGAACGGAGCGCAAAGATTTACTACCATCCTGGTGCTAAAGATATTATTTACAAACTGTCTGCTGGTGCTAAATGCCTGTATCTTTTTTTGCTTTACCACCTTGAGCCATCCTGTGATTATATACAGCTCAATAGTGAGCATTATATGGCTGTTAACGGGATTAAAAGCATTAAGACATACAGAAATGCAGTCAGGGAATTATGCAGGTATTGCTTCATCTCTGAGAGTGCCGATTATAGGGGAGTGTATTGGATTAACCCTATGCTTTTTTTTAGTGGCAACAGAATAACAAAATACCCCCACAGAGTTAATGTTGTTAACTGCTTTTCTAAGTAATTACACTACTTTCTTAAAATTTATTTTACCCCTATTTTTGCACCGAAATGCAATACAGGCAATGGTTTCATTGTATTGTGTTTATTTATTTTCATACTTTTATTTAATTTTGTTTGTTTGTTTAAAATAGTTGTTCTACTTTTACATCATCAAACAACGTAGTAAGGGCGTAAGTTGATAAGAAATAAAGACCTTACCTGAAAAGCAAATAGCCTAGTAAGTTGCCAAAGCAAAACGAGTAAGCGTTGAACGCACGGTAAAAAAGAAGTCTATTGCTATGTTCGCAATACTGATGATGGTGCAGTACACCGAAACTTCACAAACAAAAAACGTAAAAATGAAAAAGTACATCGTAACACTCGTTAGTAATTCAAATCTTGAATTTAAAATCTTAGGAACTCCAATTACAGACACTACCAATCGTAGGAATATAGCCGATAGGCTTATGGCTTACTATGGCACTTCACTTAAACAATATGTTGTAGATGCTATAATGGCTGGGGAATTTTCAATCAAAGAACTATAATATGGATCGTGCAAAATTTCTAACCTCAAAAACCGTAAAAATGAAAAAGTACGAAATAGACTTAGGCTTCACCAATGATGAAACGGGTGAAATATACGGCATGACATTGACCGTTACAACGTGGTATTATCCTGGCAGCATGGAAGAGCCAGCGGAAAGCGGATATGAATGGTCTACCCGTTTTAAATATCCTGAATGGATAACAGACAACATGATTGATGATGCTGTTGAAGATGCCATATATCATGGCTTTGTTGATGGATGCGAAGATTAATTTTAACCACATAAAACAAATAAAATGGAAAACACAGAAAAGACACCGTTACAGATTGCCAATGATGCTACCGATATTGCTTTGGCGGAATTTCTCGCTTTAACCAGGATTTTGCCTATTAGGGAAATGGTTGCTATCAATAGCGCAGCCGTTAAATTGGCAGCAGCTAACAGGTTGTGGGGCAGTGAAAACACCAAAGATTGTTATAACATCAAATCTTCTGTTTATGAAAACATTGATTAAAATACTCATAATCTGCATTATTGCGGCACTTATCCAACATTTTTAAAATAACAACTTTATGAGAAAATCTCCATCAACTATTATCGCAATTCTTGAAAAATCATTAAAAGTTCAGAATTGCATCGAAACAGCATCTTTAAGGATGAAATACGGATTTGACATGCAGATAAAAGGAAAGCCCGAAATGCGGCAACATTATGCCAAACGGATTGAAATTAACGCAGCCATAATAAAACGCTTGGAGGCTTACTACGATAGGCTGCATAAAAAAGCAGAAAACAAATCCACAGTAGATGTTGATTTTTACGAGGTTCACACTATGGATTAATTTATTTGCCAAATAAACGTATATTTGCACAAAACAAAAAAAATGGAAAACAAAAAGAAATTAGGTCGCCCTGCAATGGATGCCAAAATCGAGCGCAAAAACAGTCGCACAGTATCAATATGCCCATCTATTGAAAAGAAGGCTAAAAAGACCTTCGGAACGCTTGGAAAAGCCATTGAAGCAGCAATAAAGTTCGAGCAGGAAATTAAACAACATATAGCATCAATTAACGCATAAAAAAACAAACATGAGATTAGCATACTATTTTACACTTGCAGCCATTAATTCCTGCAACACGAATAAGCAGCTTGAATCGGCTGATAACCTGCTGAATAATTACATAGCCCTTTATTCGTGGGACACCGTAACAATAACACGGCTGCAAGCTGCTATGCAGCTAAAAAGAATACACATCAATCATATTAACGCATACTCAATGTTCGAGAAATATGGAATTTATTAATCAGCATCATTGGGTATTCTATGCGGCTGTTGCTGCCGTTATTATATACATTCTTAACAAGATAAGAAATGACACGGAGACAGCATAAGCATCAAATGTTCCTGACGTTTTACGGACATTCCACCAAAAAGAAAGTTACATTTTTACAAATTATTTTACAACTATTAAAAATCAAATAAAATGAAAACAGAAATAGACGAAATAGTAATTAAAGGGGTGACTTACGTACCCAAAGGAAGTGAAAATACATTAGCCGAAAATGTAGATGATATGCCTTTTGTCCTTATTCGGGGGTATGGTTCTGGTGTTCAATTCGGTTATCTTAAATCACGGAATGGATGCGAGGTTGAGTTAATCAATAGCCGCCGTATATGGTCATGGAACGGGGCTACCGACACAAATCAAATAGATGTATCTGGAATTGATAACAGGAATAGCAAAGTTACCGTAGTAGTCCCGCATAAGATAATAACTGATGCGATTGAAATAATGACTTTAACAAAAATAGCCGCCATCTTTGGAGGAAATGAAAGAAAAGCTATTGACAGCAGTCGATATTGATAATCTTGTGGCAATATGGAATGAATACCCCGACCTGCACGACAATACTGCTGCGAAGAAGTTCTTTAACCGTCAAAAAATATCAATCTCCGTTAAAAAATAACAAACATGGGAAACACAACACCAATGCTGCAAGACAGCTTTGCTAATTCAAGGCTTGCAAAGTTCACAGGCAGCGAACTTGCCAAACTAATGAAAGGCGGAAGCCGACCAATGAATGATGAGGAATTGGCAGAAGAAAAAGCCAAAGGTGGAAAGCGCAAAACAATTGATACGCTTTTCGGAGATGGGGCAATGACATACATTTACGAAAAGGTAGCCGAATGGCTGACAGGGGAAAGCAAGCCACAGATGAGGAGCGCAGCAACGGACTGGGGAATTGAAAATGAAGCTGATGCAGTTAAGTATTTTGAAATGGTAACGGGGAAAAAAGCAAAGCAATTCGGCAGCGCAGAATATAAGTTTTATCCCTACAATGATAACAGCGGTTGCAGCCCTGATGGTTTAGTGGAAGGTGAAAATGCGGTAATCGAAGTTAAATGCCCGTTCCTTGCTGCTAATATTGTTCCCTATCTGTTACTCAAGGGAACGCAGCGAGAAAAGCAGGAATGGCTTAAAAAGAACCAATACGAGTATTATGTGCAGACACAGTTCGAGATGATGTGTACTAATACGGAAAAGTGTTATTTCATTGTGTATGGCGGTGCAGACCGCATGATTGAGCATTATCATCGTATGGTGGTAATTGAATTGTTGCCTGATGTAGAAATGCAGGAAGATATTAACCACCGTATATCTGCTGCATCGTTCATATTGCGGGAGTGCATTGAAACGCTATCAATCCCGAATGAGATATATAAGTAGTTTGTGAGTTTCCAAGTGGCGGGGTGTTTCTACGCCCTGCTTTTTTTAACCTTTAAAAACACAACCATGTTTTATAACACAATACAGGAACAGGGTAACGCCCTGATACAGTCCGAAAAGAAAACGCAGTCCCAGGATGAACTTGTAATTTGGCTTTTCAAGGCGTTCAATAATGATGGGATGACACCAAGCAAGGTATGGACATCTTTAATTGAATTGCGGAAGATTGACAGAAACACCCCTTTAACGAGCATAAGGCGTTCGATAACTACACTTACTAAGGATGGTAGATTATCTGCCACAGAACGGCAGGAAAAGGGGCATTACGGCAAAAAGGAAGGGATATGGCAACTGCCGAAAGTTGTAACTTCTGAAAATCAAATGAATTTATTTTTCTAATTGCAATAAAAAGCGTATATTTGTAGTGCTTATCAGTCATTACAATGATTATTAATTTCCCATACTTAAAATACGCCCTGCGGCATAGATGCAGTCCTACCTTGTGTACTGACTGATAAGCCTTCTATGCTTCAGGGCTTTTTATTTATGCTCTCAAAATCTAATATTTTGGAAAATAAATCAACTGGATATATATGGCTTTTCCGTTCACTTAAATCTCATTGGATTTGGTCGGATGCTAATAAATTAAAGTGGTGGTTAGATGTTTTGTTGTCCGTTAATTATACCGATAGCAAAGTATTAATAAAAAATAACCTAATTGAATGTAAAAGAGGGCAGTCTATTAAGTCGCTTGAAACATGGGCAAAAGAATGGAGAACCACAAAAAAAACAGTACAAATATTTTTTAAACTACTGCAAAGTGATTGCATGATTTTAGTAGAAAACATGAAAGTTACTACACGCATAACTGTCTGTAACTTTGATAGTTATAACAGTTCGGTAAACGACAATGACACCGCAAAGGAAACGCAAGGTAAACGCAAGCTACCCCCAAACAAAAAGGATAATAAGGATAATAAGGATAATAATAGAGTATTAACACCCGAAGAAATTTTATCAGCTAAAAAGAAATCATTTATTGATTCACTTTCTGAATATAAAGAAAAATACAATGAAGATTTGCTTAATGGATTTTTCCGTTATTGGTCTGAGGCTACACCCGACAAGAAGAAACTTAAATACGAAATGGAAAATACTTGGGAGCTTAAACTACGCCTTGCTACATGGGCTAGAAACGATTTGAAATTCAATAAATAACTGGATAAAAAGAAACTATGATAACCGAAATATCTAACCTGCCAAAAGCCGTTGAAATAGAACGTGCCATCATAGCAATATTGCTAATGGAAAATGAACACTTTGATGAGGTCTACACAATCTTACACACATCTGATATGTTCTACGATGACATTCATAAAAATATATACAATGCCATGATTGATATTATGCGAAGCGGCAGCAAAATAGACGTTATGACAGTAGCCAATAACCTAAAAGGAAAACAACTACCCGAAGATATATACGGCTTTTTTGCCCTCATTCAAATAACCGATACAGTAACATCTTCATCACACATCATAGCACACTCCATGATTGTGCGGGAGAAATGGGAACGCAGAGAATTGAGCAACGTCTACTACGAAGCCAGGAATAAATGCTTTAATGACGATTACGATACTGATGACATCGTAATGTCAACTGACAAACAAACAAGCGAAATAATCGTTAATGATACCATTGCGAGTTCCATCAACATGGGGCAAGGAATAAAAATGGTAATTGATGACATCGAGAAAATGCAAAACAACAAATCCGTACTAACAGGATTAGATACAGGACTTAAAGACCTTAACAAAATTACTAATGGCTGGCAGAACACAGACCTTATTATCATTGGCGCACGTTCAGGCATGGGTAAAACTGCATTTGCCCTCAACCTTGCTATCAACGCTTCATCGACACTTTTAGTAGATAAAGCTGCTGTTGGTATTTTTAGCTTAGAAATGGGCAAGAAACAGATACTACAACGCTTATTATCCATAGTAACAGAAACAGAACTGGAGAAAATTAAAAACGCAAATTTTAGCATAGGAGAACTAGACACCTTTATTAAGAAAGCGCAGAAATCAGGCAATCTTCCAATATGGATAGATGACAGAGCGGGGCTGTCAATATCAGCAATAAAGTCAAAAGCGAAGCAATGGAAAAAGAAAAACAACATAGGGCTGCTGATAGTTGATTACCTGCAACTTATGAAAGGCACAAACAAGCAAAGCAGAGAACAGGAAATAGCGGAAATAAGCAGGTCATTGAAGGAACTGGCGAAGAACCTAGATATACCGATTATTGCATTGTCGCAGCTTAACAGGGATGTTGAGAAACGTGCCACCAAAGAGCCGCAGTTATCAGATTTGCGCGAATCAGGGGCAATAGAGCAGGATGCGGATTTGATTGTATTTCTTTATCATCAGGATGTAGAAGGCGGACAAATACAAAATCGTTTAAAGATAGCCAAGCACCGTAACGGCATGTGTGATAATTTGGAGGTTAAATTTATTCCAAGTACTCAAAAGTGGGTAGATAAAGATTACACCACCCAAATGGAAACATTTAAGCCCTATGCTGGTTTTCAGGATGTGCGTTCAATTTTACCTAGAGAAAAGGATTTTGAAGATACCCCATTTTAATTTAATTTTGTTTATCAAAAAAAAGTATTAATATTGCATTTCACAAACTAAAAACAACCACATGGAAAAGGAAACATTTTTAAAGCGTTATAAAATTACTGAAAACCAATTTACAGGCAAAGAAAATATAGGCGGCTCGCTTTACCTGAGTTTACTCACCAGCCTGCCTGAGGGATTTGCACCTATTGTTGGCGGCTCGCTTTACCTGAGGTCACTTACCAGCCTGCCTGAGGGATTTGCACCTACTGTTGGCGGATATCTTGACCTGAGTTCACTCACCAGCCTGCCTGAGGGCTTTGCACCTACTGTTGGCAAAAACCTTTACTTGAGGTCTGAAACTAAACATATTAGTGCTAATGTGTCTCTTGTTAACAATAACTTCTTTTGGGATGTAAAGGGAAAGCGATACGCAAAGATTGACGGTATTTTCTGTGAAATATTGAACAAAAAAGAAAGCAATTTGAACGGTGATATTTATATCGTTTATTCAGGTAAAAAAGTTAATAAAAACGAATACTTTTACATTGTAAATAAAGGCAATTACTACGCTCACGGCAATAAGTTAGATAAGGCTTTTGAGGACTTGCAGTTTAAAGTAATGGCTGAAAAGCTGAAAAAAGAGCCTATTCACGCTGATACTATAGTATCTGTAAAACACTACCGATTAGTAACTGGTGCATGTGAAATGGGTTGCAATAGCTGGTTGGCGCAAAACAACCTTGATGGAACAACCGAAATGAAAGCATCTGATTTGCTGCCGTTGTTAAAAGAATCCAATGCTTACGGGTACGAAAATTTTAAAAAGCTAATATCATTCTAAACCAAAAACAAAACAAAAATGATTAACATTTCAATTGACGTAAAGAAAATCAGCAAAGACAAACTGAAAGCCCATTCAAACGGGGCGAGTTACCTATCCCTGACTGTGGACAAACTGAAAGAGGTTGACAAGTTCGGCAACACCCATACGGTTTATGAGAGCCAAACGAAAGAAGAGCGCGAAAGAAAGGATAAACGCAATTATATAGGCAATGGTAAGGAATTTGTATTTGGAGGGCAGCAAGTGGCAAAGGAATCGCAGCAATCGCAGAATTTCGGAACGCCAGCACCAACTCAAGACGATGATTTACCCTTTTAACCTTAAATAATCATTAAATGAAACCACAAACAATAGCCGACCCTGCAAAATCAAGCCTGACATTCGTAATAGCTGACATAATTCGACACCTAGCAACAGCCAAAATGAAAGCCGAAGTACTGGCGAATGAAACGCACGTAAGAGGCAAAGCGCGCGACACATTCAACCGTATAGCATTAAGGTGCAAGGCTGCGATTAATGAGGTTCGGGATGCAGTAAGCCCCGAAAGCAGGGCGGTTATTGATGCTGAATTAGTACCAGCCGAAGTGTTCCTGCAAATTGACCAAATAGTAGTCGCGCTGTATGCTATGCCCAAAGGCGTGCGCGATGAGGTTGAAGATTACGTAATGAGCAGGTATAATGTTTACGCATTGAATAAAAAGGATTAACCATGACACTAGCAGACATCAATAACCCGTACATAGGCGTTTATTTCGCCTCACTCCGAATAATCGGCTCGCCCGAACTGAAAGATATAATCAGGCAGGTTTGCGCTATTACAAAAGTGCCAGAGGAAAAGTTAAAAGAGCGTACCAGGAAGCCCGATGTGGTTTTTGCACGACAAATGATTTGGCGGTTGGTAAAGGAATATAAGCTACCAATCAGCGCAAAAAGAATGGGGCAAATTTTAGGCGGTCAAGACCACTCCACTATACTATATGGATTTAAAACTATATGTGATAGAATAGAAACGGACGATGAAACGCGAATGACCTATGAGCAGATTAAAAAAAGCCTGCGAGTGTTAAGTAACATTCACTAACCTAAAACACGCCTGACGAAACAGGAATACGATTTGTATAATTCATAAAATAAAAAACATGGCAAAATCCAAGAAACCCGCGCTACAGTCGAACCAACACGGCGCGATGCTGGCAGGTAAGAACCTGATAAATCAGAACAGTTTGATAACGGTAAATCCGATGAATGAGGCGACCCATGAGAGATTGTGGGATGCGGATAGAAGGTGTTTTGTTGAACGGAGAAAAATAAAGTAAAAATGATACAAACTATAAAGGGCGTTTGCCCAAGCAAATCAAATTCGTACATGGTAATCCATAAGGGGCTTATCAAAACAAAGGCTTTACGGGCTTATGAGCAGTCTTTTTACCTGCAATGCAATGTGTACCGCAATAAGAACATAACAGGCTTATTTGAGTTCCATATGGATGCTTATTTGCCTACCAACAGGCAAGACCTTGATAACCTGCTCAAAGTGCAATTAGATTGCCTGCAACACGTCAAAGCGATAGCCAATGATAACCGTTGCATAAAAATTGTTGCGCAAAAGTTTGTAGACAAGAGCAATCCGCGCATAGAATTTCAATTAATAGAAGTTTAACCAAAACCAAAACCAAAACATATGAACGAGAACAAAGTACCACATACAGTAGTACCTCAGGAAGAGGTAGAGAAGATGGCAAAAACTCTGTATCCTGATGATACATCTGATAATGCACAAATAAATAATATATATATCATACAACCATTGCGAATTGCGTGGATTGCAGGATATAATGCAGCTATACAGTCTCAGTCTGCAAAAGTAGATGATGCACAATCACAACTTAAAGGGGATATTGCAGCCTTTGAAAAATTTGAGAAAGAGTGCAAAGAACTAGCAGATACTACTGCATATGCATATCGTGCTTTTAATGCGGGATTGAGTCATGCAAGAAGCCAGTCACAGTCTGTACAACCAACAGGTAGTGTGAGAGAAATAGCAAAGAGGGAGTTTGATAAATTGCCAGATGTAGGTACAAATAATGGAATTAGTTGGCATTGGTGGAAACGTGCATATGATAGTGCAGCTAGAAATCTACATGTACAAAGCATACAACTATCCGATATGTTTGAAGCTATGGTACATGGTCTATTGATATCTCCAGGATACTACAAATGTGAGAAGAAAGATATAGATATAGAGCATTGGCAGAAGAATTTCGATAAATGGGTTGCATGGTATATGGAGAATAGATTAAAAGAAATAAGCCGCTAAAAATGTTGTTGTTGATTGTGGTGTCCCTTTAATCCGACATCACGTTTTTAAGCCTATAAACTTATAAACATCATCGGTAACAAGTTCGGTAAGATACCCCCTGTCCACTTCCGTACTGCCAGCATGGGTTATTATATCGTCAATAGCATGGGATAGTTCGTGCGCGATAAGCCCGTGGGTTAGTTCTGATGCGCTAAGTAATACAAAACGCACATCATTAGAAAAGCTGAATGATAAACCCCTGCAACCGCTGTAATCTTCGGATAATGGTTCTTTATGTTTCTTATGAATTTCAGCAGCGCACCTACCGACATCAGCAACCACCCTAACCTGTATAGATGTGTGGTATAGCGGTATTTTTATTGTGCGTTTCATAACGGTTTATCTCTTACAATTACATCAATTGTATGTATGTATTTTATCAAGAACGCTTTTAGCTGAGAAAGTTTTTTTTTATCCAATTCTTGTAAATCGGGTATGTTGGGTAGTTCCATTGTTGAATATTTTTGCCTGTTCACGAAAACGTAAAATGTCAAGTAAAGTGAACGGAATACTTGACATTGTTTATTTTATATCTTTTCGTGGTACTATAAGTACCTAAAATGGGTCTTATCCTACCACGAAAGGTTATATTTTTGTCTCAATTATATCCTATTTATGCGACAAAAATTGGCTTTTATTGGTTACAATATTTTGCCGTTCAATATCCTTTTATTATACACGCTGTAATTACCATTTGTTTCAGTTGTTATATGGCTAAACCCATGCGAATGTTTTGTATTCTGCGGGTCATATGGTTGATATAAAGTGCATAGGCAACCAATAGACCAACAAGAAATAATTTCATCTTTAAGGTTTGATTCCGTATGCTCACTAACACTATGACAATGCCCTATCATGACGCTCGACTTCGCCCTTATAAACACACCTCTAGCGGCATTTACGGGAGCAAAAACACCCTTTATAGTCAAATGTCCATGTGTTAGTATTAGCTTACCAGCCTTTATCAAAACGGTATCTTCAAGCAATTCGATTTTAAGATTGTTTAACTGTAGCCTTTCCTCTAGCTTATAATAGTTATCATCAAATATTTCAGGAGCTTTACTCCATAGCCATTTCTCATATCTTACATCGTGATTCCCTTTAAGCCAAATGATTTTGCAATCAGGAAAATTATTTCGTAGTGTTTCAAGAAATGCACGGGTAATATCAAATTCTTCTTTTACGCTTCTTGCTCTGGGGTCTTTTTCAAACCTGCTCAAAGTGCAAAAGTCTATAAGGTCTCCTAAAATTATGATAGTGTTTACCTTTGCATCTTTGCCATACTGTAATGCGGCATTTATAGCAGGTGCGGAGTGATAAGGTATGTGCAGGTCGGATATTACAAGTATGTTATTATTGGCTTTGGGTATTATATACCATTCTTTTTTTTGCTCGTAACTTTCAGGTATGTTAAATGGGTTCTGCGGTGTGCCGCCAAAGTGTACCTTGTTAGCTGCTGCATCCCTGTTCTTCGCTCCTTGCGCCCCTCTTTGATACCTTATTAGTGTTCGTACATTTTCAACATTGCCATCAAAGGCTAATGAGTTTTCTTTGAGTATCTTTCTTGATAATGCTGCTGAAGTCGAAGTAGGGAATTTATCAAGATATTCCTTTACTATATTGCCCTTAATCGTCTTGCTTGAACGTGCCATATATCCAATTTAAAAAGGGGCTAATTGCCCCTTTATGCTGATAGTATTTCGTACATTTTGTTTGCCCGATTGAGCCAGCCCGTAAGAAACTTAGCCGACCCATTAGTGCCTATCCTGTTGTAGTATTCGCAACGGGACTTATGAAGGGCTGCAAGCAAATCACTTTCATAACTATTAACTGCATGGAGTGAGCCATTGCCAAAGAAACCATCAGGATTTGAACCGACCACTTTTTGTACGCATTTAACGGCATTGCCGCCCGCGTTTACATAGAAGTCGTACAGGTACGTTGCTACATCTTGTCTGTCTATCCCATCCCCTAATACCTTACTACCAATTCAGCACATTGGCTTCAAGTGGGACATCAGCAAACTTTACCAAAACAGGGGATGGGCTATTAGCATCATTCATTACCGATAGTTTAAAGCCTAATCAAACAATAC